TATTTCAGGCGTGGGTTTCCGCAGCGAATCCCACTCCTGAACAAAAACTATTAGCCGAAACGCGTACATCTATTTGTGATACATGCGAACATAAAACTTATACTAAGTTATTAGATTTATATACGTGTGGATTATGTGGATGTCCATTAAGTCGTAAAGTATTTAGTCCTAATGGACCTAACGCCTGCCCAGGCAAAAAATGGGAAAAATAAACATTATGGTTATGTCACAACAATTAACTCCTGAAGAATTAGCATCTGTAAAAGATTTACAGTCAAAGTACAATCAAACTGTGTTTGAAATTGGCGTTGCTGAAACGCAAATTTTAACATTTGAAAAGCAAATCTTAAAGCTACGCGACGATAAAGCGGGTTTGATTAATGATCTTGAAACAATCGAGCAAAAAGAAGCGGCATTAGTCGCTACACTACAAACAGTGTATGGTAATGGCGCTATAAATCCTGAAAGCGGAGAAATTACAGTAGCTTAAAAATATTTTTTGCGGTTTATGATGGTTTTTGGATATTTATTATTAGGTCAATCCTATTAAATTTCAAAAACAATAATACAAAATGGCAGAAAAAATTATAAGCCCTGGCGTTTTCCAGAACGAAAGTGATCAGAGTTTAGTACAAAGAGGTATTCAAGGTACCGCAACAGCAATTGTAGGTCCTACAGTAAAAGGTGCTCCTTTCGTACCAACTTATGTAACTTCATATAGTGAATTTACAAACAAATATGGCGAAACTTTTAAAAGTGGTAGCTATTATTATGAATATCTAACTTCATTAGCAGCTAAAGACTTCTTTCAAAATGGTGGACAAACATTATTAGTAACTCGTGTTATTAATGGTAGTGGTTCAGTTAATACTTATGCTTCTGCTAGTGTAACTTCTACAAATACAAGTGCATCCTTTACTCTTGAAACATTAACTTGGGGTGATATAATGAATAACACATCTAGTTTAACTAGTGGTTCATTAGGAAGCGGTACTATGGATAATGTTCGTTGGGAAGTTACAAATGTAAACACTGGTAGTGGTATTTTTACTTTAGCAGTTCGTGCAGGTAATGATAATAACGCTCAGAAGAATTACATTGAAACTTGGCCTAATTTATCATTAGATCCAAACTTACCAAACTACATTTCTCGTGTAATTGGTGATGAAAAATATGTTTGGTCTTATAACTCTACAGACGGTACTTCATATATTGGTCAATCTGGTTCTTTTGCCAATATTTCTCAATATATCCGTGTTGCATCAGTAGTAAATCCACAAGTTGATTCAATCGACAATAATGGTAACTACAAAGCATCTACATATAGCGGTTCTTTACCAGCTGTAGGTAGTGGTTCTTATGGTGGTTCATTTACAGGTGGTGTTGCCGCAACAGTATTAAGCCAATTAATGAATGAAAATATTACTACAACAAATATTCAAGGATACACTCCAGCAGATTATCTTACTGCATTTAATTTATTAGCAAATAAAGATGACTATCAATTTAATGTATTGTTAGCTCCAGGTATTGTTTTAGGTAATAGTGCAGTTTCAACTATGATCTCTACTTGTGAAGATAGAGGTGATGCTATTGCAATTGTAGATAATGCTGTATATGGTACTGCTGTATTAACAGCCGCTACTAACGCTGCTGGTCAATCTAGCAACTACGCTGCAACATATTGGCCTTGGGTTCAATTATTTAGTTCTAACTTAGGTAAAGTTGTATGGTCTCCAGCATCAACTGTAATGGGTGGTGTATTAGCATTCAACGATCAAGTTGGTGCTGAATGGTTTGCTCCAGCAGGTTTAAATAGAGGTGGTGTTCCATCAGTATTAAAAGCTGAAAGAAGATTATCTCAATCAGATCGTGATACATTATATCAAGCAAATGTTAATCCATTAGCTACATTCCCAGGAAATGGTGTTGTAGTATTTGGTCAAAAGACATTACAACGTAGAGCTACATCATTAGATAGAGTAAACGTTCGTCGTTTATTGATCGCATTAAAAGGATTTATTGGTCAAGTATCAAACGGTTTAGTATTCGAACAAAATACTACAGTAACTCGTAATAGATTCTTAGCTCAAGTTAATCCATACATGGAATCAGTAGTTCAAAGACAAGGTTTATATGCTTATAAAGTTGTAATGGATGATTCAAACAACACAGCTGATGTAATCGACAGAAATCAATTAGTAGGTCAAATATATATTCAACCAACTAAAACTGCTGAATTTATCATCTTGAACTTTAACATATTACCAACCGGCGCTACATTCCCTGCATAGGGGAATATGGTTCCAATATTTATTAATAGCAATAAAAATTTAACATAAAATGGCAGTATTAGACGCAAATGAAATAATGTTTACCGCTTTTGAACCAAAGGTTCAGAACCGTTTCATTATGTATATAGATGGTATCCCAGCATACCTTATTAAGAAAGCTAGCGCTCCTGGCTTTGATGCTGGAGAAATCATATTAGATCATATTAACGTTTACCGTAAAGTAAAAGGTAAAGTAAAATGGAATGATATGACTTTAGAATTATACGATCCTATAACACCATCTGGTGCTCAATCTGTAATGGAATGGGCTCGTTTGGCTCACGAATCAGTAACTGGCCGTGATGGTTATTCTGATTTCTATAAAAAAGATTTAACTTTAGATATTTTAGGTCCAGTAGGTGATATAGTAGGTGAGTGGATAGTTAAAGGTGCTTACGTAAAAACAGCTACATTCGGTGATTACGATTGGGCTAGTGAAGCAGCAGTTAACTTATCAGTTACAGTTGCTATGGATTACTGCGTATTGAATTTCTAAAATATACAATATAATATTAAAGAGCGTTAGCCTATTTGGTTAACGCTTTTTTTTTGCATATATTTATATATACACAAATAAAAACGTTATATGGCCGAATTTAAAATTCCAACCGAAATAGTTACATTACCATCAAAAGGTTTATTGTATCCTAAAGAATCACCACTATCTAAAGGTGAAATTGAAATGCGTTACATGACCGCGGCTCATGAAGATATTCTTACAAATGCTAATTACATTAAAAATGGTACAGTAATTGATAAATTATTAAAAGCACTTATCGTTACCGATATAGACTATAATGAATTATTAATTGGCGATAAAAATGCAATATTAATTGCTGCTCGTATTTTAGGATATGGTAAAGACTATATTATTACCCATAATGGTAAAGAAGTTAATGTTGATTTAACACAGCTAACCGAAAAAACAATTGATGAATCATTGTTTAAATCAGGTACAAATGAATTTTCATTTACATTACCTAAATCGGAAAATGCAATTACATTTAAAATTTTAACGCACGGTGATGAACAAAAAATTGAAACTGAAATTAAAGGATTGCAAAAAATAAATCCAAATAGCTCAACAGATTTAACAACAAGAATGAAATATATGATCACATCAATTAATGGTGATCGTGATATTAAATCAATTCGTACTTTCGTTGATAATGCATTATTAGCACCTGATGCTAGAGCATTACGTAAATATTATGTTACAATATCACCAGATATTAACATGAAATTTATTCCTCAAGACGAAGACTATGTTGGGGAGGGCATAGATATTCCTATTTCTCTTAACTTTTTTTGGCCTGACGCCGGACTATAGACTATACTTATTTAAACAAATACACGAAATTGTATTTAATGGACAGGGCGGATATGACTGGCCTACTGTTTATAATATGCCTATTTGGTTGCGTAGATTTACTTTTGAAACATTAAAGGAACATTACGAAAAACAAAATGAGCAAGTTAATAAGCAACAAAATATGTTAAATAATAAAGGTAAAGGTGATATTTCACGACCAAGCATAACTCCAAAACAACCTACATATACTACAAAGGCGCCTAAGAAATAGGCGCTTTTAATATTTATATAGTGCAATAACACAATATGGCTACAATTGGCGATATACAAAATAGTGAAAAATTACTTGATTTATCTAATCAGTTAATTAATTCCATTAATGAACGTAAAAAGTTATTAAAGGGAATTAATGCTGAGGAACAATTATTTTTTGCTACAGTTAAACAACAACAAAAATTATCTCAAGATATTACAGCTAATGCTGAAAAATATTTAGGTTATCAAATTAAATCTAAAGATCTAGCTAAACAAATTAAAGCTGTAGAAGATAATAGAAAGAAAAATTCAGATGCTTTTACAAAAGCTCTACC